GTCAGTATAACTAGACGGAGCGTTATGCAGTGCCCAAGTATGTTGAGTTGCATTGTACATATTATAGGACACATATACACGCACCCAATCGGCGTCCTTATCACTGTAATAGAAGAAGCGATCACCTTCTACCCACCAAAAAAACCCATCGAAATTGGCGAAAACCTCATGAACAGAAAACGAAGGGCCATCGTTCTGTGGATTGCTAAGCAAGGCAGGGGTATTTCTAATGTAATATACTTGTCCTTTTTGCATCGGACCGTTAATATTCAGCGTCCAGCCGCGAAAAACGGAAGTACCCGGAGCAATAGAAAAATCAACTGTCTGATGGTTTGACACATTCCATGTAGCTGTCCATTTTGACACGCTGTCGGCTTTAGCGTCTAAAGAGAATGCGACACAACAAAGAGAAGCCAAGACAAACGAGAACAGACACAAGCAACACCGTCTGCAATGTAATTTCAGACGCTCCGTCAAGCGCCCCATATGCAGAATTAAGGTCTGTATAGACAACGCCGGAGCTAATGTTAATGTTGACATTATCATTACCTCTTGTAACAACATAATTGTTGTTGTTGTAGTTGTACTCCACATAGTCAGCGGAGCCGGAAACAACGCCATCCGCAAAAGCCAAGTCATCCCCATAATACAAAAAATAACTGTATTGACTATTGCGGAATGCAACATAATGTTTACCGGGATTCTGCCGCATCACGGCCGAGAAATAATCAAGAATAGAACCGGTCCAAGTACCCGGATATACAGAACTATTTGCGGCCTGCACAGCGATTGCGTCTAAATCAGATACCGCCACGGCGTTTCCATTATCGTAAGCGATAATTTCACTTTGGGGTTCGGATTCACTTTCTTCCAAGTATGCATTGTAACTGGCTGATTGCTCCAACAACTCATTGACACCATCAAGGATATCATCAAGACTATTAGTAGCGTCTTGTTCCGTCTGTTCTTCATAGTTTTCGACCTCTTCAGGGGCAGTTTCTTGTTCAATCTGCTCTTCAAAAATCATCTCTTCTTCATTCATAGCTTAAACCTCCCATCCAAACCCATAGACAAGAACGAATGTACCAACTTAGCCCCAAAGCCAAAGACAAAAGCCACCGAAAAGGCAGGCCCGGCCAGTTGCGCAAATAATGCAATAATTTCAGTAACATCAATATTCATAGTCATTTCCTCCAATACTGTTGACCATATCGGTCTTCGTTAACACGCAACACCTTTGCATAGGTATCATAGAGCTGATAGAGTGCGGGCTTGTGTATCCAATGATAAGTCTTAACGCTTGCCGCCTGTATAGTGCCATCATCGTTGACAACAGCAGATTGCCCATCAATGACAGTGTTACACTGCAAGACGCCTAACATTTTACGGCACTGCACAACATACTTAAATTGTTCGCGAAACGGCTTAGCAATGCGCTGGAACACCTGCGAAGTGCCTACTATGTGTTTGCGCTGTTTGCGCTGTTGTGCAATCTCCTGCATAACCGAGGGGTCAATCTGCTTTGATTCCAGGCTATTAAATTCAAGCTGAATCTCATCAATCAGAAAGAGAACCCCGGCAAAACCGTTTTCTACCTCAGAAAGACTTTTCATTCCCTCCCACTGGATGACATCACGGACGGGGGGCCAGTCATGCAGTTCAACGTTTGTACAAATTATCATATCGGGATAAGCAAGAGAAAGTCTATAGGCGTACTGTATCATTGACAGGGTTTTTCCCGACCCTTGAGGGCCGCAAAAAACCAAAATGCCGTCCGGGTCAAAGTACTCCGGATGCTCTGCCCGAAACTCCTTATTGTACACCTTGACGCGGTGCGCGTCCAATAGGTTAAGCGTGCCCTTTAGGCCCGCAAGCCATCTATCCAAGTGTAACACCTCCAAAGAGTGCAGCAACCCTGGGGGGCCGCGCCCCCCAGCCCCCCCAAAGCGAGAGTTCTATAAAGAAAGGCCGGGCCAGAAGGCCCGGCCAAACTGCCAAAGCGAATAGGAAAGGAAAAGAAGAAAAGTCACAAACGAATACGACCGGAACGGAAACTGCCCATCAGGCTGCCAACGGCCTTGCGAACGCCCCACCACAGGAACACCAAACCAATACCGGCGGTAACCAGAGTAGCGAGGACACCAACGACGGTAGATACGCTAATTTGCGAAGTCATCGCAGAAATAACAGAAGCCCAATCCGAAGCGGTCACAACCTTGGGGCCCGGGTCTGTCAGGGGAATAAGTTCCAGCAGGGCCGAAACGGCCAAAACATCAAACGCAGTCACAAAAAACACCTCACTTTACAAGCTGAACATCAATAGGACGGCCATAGCGGTTATGGACAATATTGTATTCGTGCCCGGGCAAAATCTGATCAACAGTATTAGCCTGATAGTACACATCGGCGGGAACCTTTTCCACGTACGTGATACGACTTCCACGCGCCCAAGTATCGCCGGATACCTCCTCAGTGCAATGTAAGTTGTAATTGTCGTAGTGGACGCCCTGGAACTCGCCGGTCCTGTGTTGAATGCCTAAGACTGTAACACCCATATAGAGCACCTCCTTGTAATTTAATGATACATCACACGCACAAAAAATCAACCCGGCAAGTCAAACAAACTTGCCGGGCAGAAATTAGTGGAAACCGACACAGGCAAACATCTTAAAGTTGTACAGATAGACAAAATCCTTAATTATCCCGCTAGTTGACACATCGTCAGTCAGAGGATCTTTATCCGGGTCAACAAAACCCAAAACCCGCCGAGCGTCACGCCAGCAGCCAGCAGGAGAAAAACAACGGACATGAGCAAGCGCCTTATAGAGTTTGGGAAACTCAGAAACCCAAGCCGACCCGGCAAAATCAGAATCTTTGACGACATACTTTGAAACCTCCTCAATAGACGATTTAGAGCCATCCACAACACGGAGATTAACAAACATGATAGAGGCATCCCGTGCGGCCAACTGCCAACACCGGAGCCACCAGGCATGATCAGGGAGCCAGCAACCAGCCGGAACAACAAGAACAACATGGAAATGCGGGTGATATGTACCAGAGCGAAAATTACGAGTAACTTCCAAAACGCGAAGCCAACCGAGCAAGCCAAGGGCCTTAAAATCCCGGCGTTGCGTAAAACGGTTCCAAGCGGCTGACATATCAGCAAGGCGAGGAGCGAGCGAATCAATCGGGACATTGCGAACGGTGAGCGTGAGAAAAACAAACCTACACCCGGGATGCTGCGCTTTTATCCATTCAAAGCACTCGTAGTTTTGGCGAAACAACTTAACCGACCGCCGCCATTGACAAGTAGGGCAAAATCGATTTCTGCAAAAATTAGCCGAAGCGATCAATCCATCATAAGTAAGCCCGATCGATGTACCACAATACCAGATTTTTGACGATATATCAGGAGCAACGGGCCTAATTTTGCGGGCAAAATTAAGACCGGAATACTTCTTGACTTGACACTGCAGGAGCGAGGATGTGTCATACAACATAATAGTTAACCTCGGCCGCACTGCTACCAACAAACGGCCTATTTTTTTTTGGCGGGCGAAACAAAAAGCTTGTCTTGATAATAAGACAACACAGCGAGCCGGATAGCGGCAGAATGAGAAACACCATTAACTTCGCGCATGACGCGCAGGCAATGAAGAGTGGCATCATCAACTGTAATAGTAATTTTACGCAAAACCAACACCCCCTCACATAACCCAAATATCAGCGTCAAGCTTGCCGTCAAAATCTGGATTGCAGCCATTGATAGCGTCATTGGCATAGTCGATAACGTAGTCAATGTCGTCGACAAGGTAAGCCCCATCCTCATTGCGAGGGAGAGAACCGGCATTAAGCCAATCTTCGGCGAAATCAACGCCAGAGGAAGAGTAAATACGGAACTCAACAGAACGACCAGTAGAATCACGAAGCAACATTTTAAAAACCTCCCAATAAAGTATGTAAAGTATCTCTTGCTTACAAGTATAGTATACCATACATATACATACTTGTCAATACTTTTCAAAAAATATTTAAGAAGGCATAAAAAGCGGGTTAAGTGATAAAGTTTCGCGTTTGGCTTGAGTTATTTCTATATTATCAAGATAACAAAAATCCGGGGGGCTGCGCCCCCCAGACCCCCCAAAAACGAGAGATCTATACCGCCCCGCGGCGGCCCCACTGGCCGCCCCGCGGGGGCGGTTTTTCTTTACTTGATCCCCAGTATCGGCACCTTTCGCAACACCCACAAAACAAGCTGGTAAGCATGTTCAACAGCCCACACGGCCAAAAATACATCAATCGCCGGGCGAATCACGTCAAACGGAACAAAAAAGTTAAGTATGCCGGTGCCTGCTTGAATATACTCAAAGAGCTTATTTACAAGCGTTGTTAGCTCGGCGGGAACAATGGGAAAATCAAAAAGAGCAATTAAAGGTTTGAGGCACAAATGAGCGAGTTTCTGAATCAATGTTAACAT